TAACGGTATCAGCTTGCGCGTTGTTCGTCAGTACGACATCAACAACGACCGTATGCCTTGCCGTATTGACGTTCTGTATGGCTTCAGCACAATCCGTCCACAAATGGCCTGCCGCATGTGGGGCTAACCAAATGGGGTTTCGGCCCCGTTTTCTAAATCTTTTCAAAGGAATAAATCATGGCTACATTACCTAACGGCGCAAGTGGTTACCAAGTTGGTGACGGCAATCTTGGCGAAATCAGTTTTTATAACACCAGCGCACCCGTCGCATTGACTGGCGCGTCTGTCACTATCACCGCAGAGAATTTGGCTGCTGGTGTGTGCACTATGGACTCCGGCGGCACAGACGCTGGCGCTTATGTGTTTCCAACAGGCGCGTTGCTTGACGCTGCGTTCTCTAGCCTTAAAGTTGGCTCGACATTTGATTGCTCGTTCATCAACATTGGCGACAATGCAGCAAATGACGTAGTTTTCACCGCTGGCACGGGCAACACCCTTGTTGGTAACGACACGATCCAAGATGCGGTTACTAAAACCAACAACACATCTGGCACGTTTCGTTTCCGCAAAACAGGTGACGCAGCGTATTCAATTTACCGCGTGTCTTAAAAACCTAAATAGGGGCTTCGGCCCCTATTTTTAAAGGAAAAAATCATGCCAAATACAAAAGCTGTAGGTGTTGCATTTGAAGATGCACAACTTGATGGCGCAATTATGGGTAAAGCTGGAGGAACTGCTGGTTTCTACGGTACTAACCCGACAACTAAGCCTGCGGCTAACACCGCTGCTTTAACTACAATCACGTCTACTGCACCTGGTACGCCAGACTTTGCAATCCAAGACTTGACTCAAACAACCCCGTTTGGTTTTGTTACCAAAGATGAGGGTAACTCAGTGTTGGCGGTGATTGCAAATTTGCAAGCTCGCGTAACGCAATTAGAAACTAAACTTCAAACTCTTGGTTTGTTGTCTTAAACCAACTAGGGGGCTAATCACCCCCTTCTTCTTATGATTTATCTTCAGCATGAAATTCACGGTCGAAAAATAGCTTACATTGAAATGGAAGCTGAGTTTGATGAAAAAAATGGCTGGGTACGATATACTTTAGACACGCCTGTTGAGGCGGCTCCTGTCGTCAACGAACTGGAAGTCAAACGTCGTCGTAGCCGATCACCAGAGGTGGTCGAACAAGGAGCATAAACATGGCCATCTATACCGCTGGCGATCAAATCAATAGAGCATTACGATTGCTTGGCGTGTTGGCTGAAGGTGAAACACCTTCTGCGTCCGTGTCCCAAGACGCTTTGATGGCGCTGAATCAGATGATTGATTCATGGAATACCGAGCGCCTATCGGTTTTTAGCACCCAAGATCAGACATTTACTTGGCCTGCCGGTGAAATTACACGCACTCTTGGCCCGTCAGGCAACTTTGTTGGCCTGCGTCCCGTGCTGTTGGATGACGCTACCTACTACCGCGATCCAGGCACCAACGTGTCTTACGGCATCAAATTTATTAACCAACAACAGTACAACGGCATTGCAGTCAAGACTGTGACGTCAACATATCCGCAGGTGATTTTTGTCAACATGACTTACCCTGATGTTGAAATGTACATTTACCCGCGCCCCACACGCGACTTGGAATGGCACTTTATCAGTGTGCAAAAGTTAAGTGAACCTGCCAATTTGGTGACCAATATTTTGTTTCCACCAGGCTATCTGCGGGCGTTTGTATATAACTTGGCAATGGAATTTGCACCTGAGTTTGGCGTGGAGCCAAGCCCCCAAGTGCAACGCATTGCAATGACATCCAAGCGCAATCTGAAGCGCATCAACAATCCTGACGACATCATGTCAATGCCTTACGCCATTGTGGCTTCACGTCAGCGGTTCAACATCTACGCCGGTAATTACTGATGCAAACGCCGATTCTTGGCTCCAGCTACGTTGCTCGCAGCATCAACGCTGCCGACAATCGCATGGTCAACCTGTATCCAGAAGCCACGCCAGACGGCGGCAAAACTGCGGCTTTTCTGACGCGCTGCCCTGGCTTGGAATTCTTGCAAACAATTGGCACAGGCCCCATTCGTGCCCTTTGGGCACACCAGACCAATGGAACAAATATCTTTGTGGTGTCTGGCAACGAAGTCTACAAACTTGACGGCATGACCTCCGCACCCACTTTCTTGGGTAATGTCACCGGCACGGGCCCCGTGTCTATTGCTGACAACGGAACCCAGCTTTTCTTTGCTTGCAACCCTGACAGCTACATCTACAACGAAATCACTGACGTGTTTCAGCAAATCACCGACCCAGATTTCCCTGGTGCGGTGACTGTAGGCTACTTGGACGGCTACTTTGTGTTCAACGAACCCAACAGCCAAAAGGTGTGGGTGACGTCTTTGTTGGACGGCTTGTCTGTCGATCCGTTGGATTTTGCCAGCACTGAGGGCTCACCTGACGGTTTGGTGGCTATCAACATAGACCACCGTGAAGCATGGATGTTTGGCACCGACTCAATTGAAGTCTGGTACGACGCTGGCTTGGCCGACTTCCCGTTGACCCGCATCCAAGGTGCGTTCAACGAAATTGGTTGCGTGGCTGCGTTTTCAGTGGCCAAGCTGGACAACGGTTTGTTTTGGCTGGGCACTGACGCCCGTGGCCAAGGTATCGTCTACCGAGCCAACGGCTACACCGGCCAGCGGGTGTCCACCCACGCCATTGAGTATGCAATCGCTCAGTACGGCAACATTTCAGACGCGGTGGCTTACACCTACCAGCAAGAAGGCCACGCCTTTTATGTGCTGACGTTCCCCACCGGCAACGCCACATGGGTCTACGACGTGGCCACCCAAGCGTGGCATGAGCGGGCGGGCTGGGACAACGGGGCTTTTACTCGTCATCGGTCTAACTGCCAATGTAATTTCATTGGCAACACCATTGTTGGCGACTTTGAAAATGGCAACATTTACAAGATGACCTTGGATGTCTACGCTGATTATGATGAGCCTCAAAAATGGCTGCGCTCATGGCGAGCCCTGCCCAGCGGCCAGAACAACCTCAAGCGTACTGCCCACCACAGCCTGCAACTGGATTGTGAATCCGGCACGGGCTTGGCCGATGGCCAAGGCGACGACCCGCAGGTCATGTTGCGTTGGTCAGATGATGGTGGCCACACGTGGAGCAATGAGCATTGGTCGCCCATGGGCAAGATCGGCGCGTACTACCAGCGCGTGTTCTGGCGCCGGCTGGGCATGACGCTCAAGCTGCGGGATAGGGTCTATGAAGTGTCTGGCACCGATCCTGTAAAGGTCGCCATTATGGGCGCTGAATTGATTCTGAGCCCGACCAATGCCTGAAAATCTTAATATAACAAACCTACCTTCGTCGCGGGTTGAATTTATCGACCCTCGCACGGGGTTGATGTCGCGTGAATGGTATCGGTTTTTTTTGAACATATTCACTTTAGTTGGCGGCGGCAACAACCAGACATCTTTGGACGACTTGCAACTTGCGCCGCCATTCGTACCTGCAACGGCAGGCGGCGGGTCAGGCACGGTCACATCGGTCGATGTATCGGGCGGCACTACAGGCTTGACCACTTCTGGTGGCCCGATCACCACCAGCGGCACAATTACGCTTGCTGGTATTTTGAATATCGCCAACGGCGGCACAGGAGCCTCAACGGCGGCAGGCGCTCCCTTTGCGCTCAAAGGTGCCAACGCCGACATCACCAGTTTGTCGGGGCTTACTGGAGCCATCAGTAGCCCGACCTACGTGCAGTTTGACACTCTATACGCTACCGCGCTTACCGCAGGGCAGTTGGGTTGGGATGGCAACAATACTTTGGGCTTGGGTATGGCGGGCGGTAATGTCACCCAACATATTGGCGAGGATCAATTTTTCTATTGCAAAGCCACAAGCGCGATTACCAAAGGCCAAGTTGTCATGTTTACTGGCGCGGTTGGTGCCAGCGGTGTGCCAACAGGGGCTCCAGCTACAGGCATTACAGATGGTTCCTACATCATGGGTATTGCGGCTGAAGCAATACCATTCAATGACTTTGGTTTGGTTCAATCTTTTGGCACTTTGCGAAATGTGGACACATCGGGGTACGCCGATGGAGATATTCTTTGGTACGACCCTTCGGTAGCAGGTGGGTTGACAAAAACCAAACCTTCAGCGCCCAATATCAAAGTCCAAATGGCTGCGGTTATCAACGGCGGGTCTAGTGGTGGCGGCACAGTTCTTATCCGCATCAACCCAGGTTCTGTGCTTGGTGGTACAGACTCCAACGTGCAGTTTGGCACCTTGGCCAACGATGACCTGATCGCTTACGACAGTACCTTGGGGTATTGGAAAAACATCCCTGGCAGTTCGTATGGCACGGGCACAGTCACCTCAGTAGGGTTATCCCTACCTGCCATTTTTACAGTGTCGGGCTCGCCCGTCACAACCACAGGCACTTTGACGGCGGTGCTGGCCAGCCAGACGGCCAACTATTTCTTCGCTGCGCCCGACGGCTTGGCAGGAACTCCAACTTTCCGCGCAATCGTGGCGGCAGATGTGCCCACGCTCAATCAAAACACCACTGGCACGGCAGCAAACGTCACAGGCATCGTGGCGGTGGCCAATGGTGGATCGGGGCAGGCT